AAACCTATATACAAATCCATTACATCCCCCACCTTCGACAGCCAATCTGACTACTTCTGTAGGTTGTATAAATTCTTTTAGTTTTTGTACTGCATTGTTTGTTATACTTATCATTCTAATCTCGATATGTTATCTTCTTTGATAACATCTATCTTAGCTAGTAACGGATGAGTCCAACCATGCGATACTATGTAAGTGTTTAAATTTTCTTGTAATAGAATCTCTACTAGCTTTTCCCTACCTTGTTCGTCAAGCACAGCTATAACTTCGTCAAGGAAAAGTGTATTAATTCTACTACTAGAAATACTACTCATTAATTTGCGTATTGCTAAAAGAGTAGATGTATTAACTCTCGCTAGTTCTCCACTAGAAAGGGCTAAGATATCTACTATCTTACTATTGTCTGTAATCTCTACATTCAACTTATCGTTTGTTACTACAAATCCCAAACTGAAACGACCATCTGAAAGTTCCGCGAGGTATTCATTTGTAAGTTCTTCGAGGTCTTTTACAAGGTTCTCGATTTTATAAGCGAGAAGTCCGTTTGTACTAAAGGCTTTCTTCAAGATTTCGAGATGTGTTGCTCTTTCTTCAGCTTTACCCAAAACCGCGACAATTTCTTCAAGTTCATCTTCCATCTGTTGACTTTGTTCTTGAATTATCGAAACACGAGTATTGTGGCGTTCACGCCTCATGTTCTCATTTGATACTTTTTCAATATCTTCACGTATTCTGGATATCTTTGAAGAGAGTTCGTCGATTTGGTATGAGATGTTATCTGCGTCCAAAATTGTGGAAGGTAAAGAACTTTCCCAAAGGCGAACAACTTCTTCAAACTCGTTCTGCAGGCGATCTTTTTTTATAACTTTCGCATTATTAAAACGAGCTTTCTCCATCTCTTTTATTAATTGACTTTTATGGTTTTCGTTCGTCTTCTGTATAAGTTCATAATTTGATCGAAGTGATTTCATCATATCCTTATTTATGGATTGTTCACAAGTCGGACAATGTTGTTTCAATTTCGAGAGTTTATCTAAATGTTCTTCAGCAAAGAGCAAGTTGGCATTGAAAGTGCCAAGTGTCTCCGATTTAGCGTCAAGATCAATAGTCTCACCTACGTATAGTCTGTCAGGGTCTTCATCTAGACGATCTATTGACTCTCTATAAAAATTATTATCTACAATTTTTTTGTTTTTCTCAGAGATTTTTTCAAAATCACTTCGTAAACGCTGTAATTCTTCTTCGTCTTCTTCTGAATATTTTGGTAGATTTTTTATCTCTAGTATCTCTATAGTCTCTAATTTATTTTTATCTAACCAGTTTACTATTGTATCAACCCTTCCATTTAGTTTATTAACTTCTAATTGAATATCTCGTGCTGCTGCTTTAAATATTTCAAAAAACTCTACATATTCTTCCATCTTGAGAAGTTCAATCAAGAACTTCTTACGATTTGTGTCTGTAGCAGTTAGAAACTGTAAACTCATATTTGTATTTTGATATACAAGTTGAGTAAAAGTTTTAAAATCAAGTCCAAGTAGATTTTGTACTGTTTTATAAGTATTAGTTGCTGTATGAGAAGAAATATCCTTCCCATTCTCATATAACTTACACTTTATCCCAGCCTTTCTAATAATATCTATTTCGTAATCGTTGGCATCTACTGTAAATGTAAGATTAATATGATAACCTTTATTTATAAAACGGTTCTGTATCTCTTGTTTCTTAATACCTTTTGAATTTTTATTAAATAAAACTTCCTCCAGTATCAAAGGTATACTAGATTTTCCTTGTCCGTTAGTACCGACAAGTTGAGTGAGGTTTACTTCATCTAATTGAAGGGTATTCCCTTCTCCATAGCTGAAACAATTATCCCATTGTAGCGTTTTTAGAGTGATCATTGAATACTGCCATTATATTTTTTATTTTATCATCAGTCAAACTAAGAATGGCACTTAAATACTCTACTAATTCTTCATCAATAGTCATATTTTTTAAATTAAGTGTTGCTTCTGTACTTCGTTTTACTACTTTCTTATCTAATAGTTCTGAGTTCTTAACTGTTGCTAAATCTGCTACATCTCCTTCTATCTCATAGATCGTATGATGATAGTCAGTTGCAATCATTTCGTCCTCAGAACCTATTGTTTTTCTAAGTAGTTGTGGAAGTTCAAATTCCTGCCATTCCCAATAGTTTGGGTTTAAAATTTGTATATATCCTGTTTTAACTATTTCTCTATGAAAAGAAGTAGTCATTGGGCTGCCTGGATAGATTAGATTTCCTTGTGTATTAGAATGACTATGTAAGTCACCTGCGAATACATTAGGGAAAGGTAAGAACCTATCCAGATCAACCTCTGGGGTTACGTGTGGTTTTATTTCACCCCGTACGTGCGTAAAAAGAAGCTTTTCTGGATTACAACTTTCTATTGATCTTTCTTTGTGTAAATCACAATAAGGTAAAATTGTACCCCACTCAAACTCTGTGGTCTTATCTACTATTGTAACAAGATCGTTCACATTTTGAGTAGCTCTTTTTAAGTTTGAAAAGAATGTTTTATTCTTTTTAGTCGCTTCGTGGTTTCCATCAAATATATATGTTGGAATACTTACATCTTTAATGAAATCAAAATAGAGAGTAAGTTCATCCATTGTAGGAACTCTATCAAATAGATCTCCTCCAATAATATGCATTTCTGCATATTTCTCTATCTTTCTTATTTCTTCAAAGAATAGCTCAAAGCGAGAACAAGCCCACGGCAGGGGCACATTCTTTTGACCTAGCTTTAAATGCCAGTCTGCCGTAAATAGAATCATGCTACGAAATCTTCCCCTTCTTGCCAATTACAGCCAGTTAATCCACCAGCTTGTAATGCTTTTAAAGTTCTAAGAATTTCGTGAGCGTTTCTTCCTGTGTCTAAAGCATTTACCGATACATGTTGAATTGTTCCACTAGTATCAACAATATAAGTTGCTCTTAAACAGACTCCGTCTTGCACAATACCTAATTCATTTGCAAGATCTAGTCCACAATCTGCCGCAAGAATGTGATTAATATTTTCAATCATTGGATTACTTTGTTTCCAAGCGAGTTTACAAAACTCATTATCTCCACTTATGCCTATAACACTAGCGTGTTCAGTTAATATATCCATTTGGGATATTTCTGTTGGACAAATAAAAGTAAAGTCTTTAGGATAAAAGTATACAACTTTCCAGTCTGAAGTACTCATCTGAGAATACATATCTATAGATACTATTTCATTACTAGGATTTACTCCTTCTAAGTAATTAAAATCTGGAAAGTCTTTTCCTACACCAATCATGATATATTAAACTCTTTACTTACTTCTTCAGGAGCTTCTGCACCAGAAGGTTGAGTTATTCGTTGAAGTAACTCAAGTTGAGCATCAGGAGTAGGTCTTGGAAGGACGTCATCCATTGAACGAAGCTCTTCTGTAGCTGCGGCTTCAGTTTCGCTTAATGCTCTGTTTTTGCATTTTAATGCTTGAAGTCTATATTCAACATTAAAAGCCATTGGTCCAGTCTTAACTCTTTGAAAATAAATGTCCCAACCCTTTTCTGCATCAGTAGGATCTCCAAGATCTTCAGCTGCTACCATGATTTGTTCCATTAGTTTTTTCTTAAGGTTTAATACTTTGACTTTACCATCGTTAGGGTCTATACATTGAATTGCATATGCCCAACCACACTTAATTTCAGGGAAAAAATCACGAACGTAATCTTTTTCCATGTTATTAAATGTTTCAGTTTCTCTATCAAAAGCGAGGCACTCCATAGGAATGTTTTTTCCGTTTTCGCCTTTAACCCAGTATACATATCTTGGTAGTAGATCACCTACCATACGTATAATATTGTCACCCTCTTTATAGGTGTATTGATCTATTTTATTTTTTACTGCACTTCCTTGTGCTTGATTAAATTTTATAGCCATTTTATTTCTCTGTTATTTTAGCGTCTTATTCATATTTAAAGTGTACCATCCCGTCCTTAAAATGAAGAAGTCTGTTGTTTTCAAATATTTCTGCCAACATAGGCAGATTAATTAGAGGAAGATTGGTTTCCCCGTTTTCTTTATAGTCATTATAGTTTCGATAAGAAGCCACTCCGACATACTCGGCAATTTCTTGTTTAGAGTAATTAGTTCGCTTTTTTAATAGTTCTTCTGGATTTAACAGATAACTAAAGCCTTCGAAAGTTTGACCATAATATTTATAAGTAGGATCTTTGAAGTTATAAGGAACTCTAGGGTAGGTCAACATATGTATTATCACAATAATCGAACCTGCATCCGCTTCCGTTATTTCTAAAATCTTTTCCCAATTATATTTTATCATTATATTATATCAAATTTTTAAACTCTTGTCAAGTAGTATTTTTTGGAGGTCATTATAGGGTTGATACTTCATACCCTTGTTTAATGTAATAGCCAAGTCGTGCATTAGCCTGTCGTCTTGCAGTATTTCCTTTTAGATTAATATCTACTACAGTAGGTTGCATTTTTCCTTCATAATTACGAACAATCCTTCCAATTAACTGTGTAAGTAATGGTTCGTTATTTACAGGCGTACCAAGAACTAAACAGCTAAGAACATCTAAAGAAATGCCTTCTGAGAAAATACTTTGTGTCCCATACAGTATGTTTTTATCTTTAAATATTTGATTAATTATGTCTGGTCTTTCTTCGTGAGGGATTGCTCCTGTTACACAAACTGCATCGTCACCAGTTAGTCTGGCACAACTTTTTAAGAAGTCCACTCTATCAGATACTACTAACACTTTATGACCACGTGCTGCATATGCACTAGCAGTTAAAGCCACAGAGTTTTGATACTCTGGGTCATAAGCCAACTCATTCACTCTATTAGCCCAAGGAATTGATGATCCATCCATAAAACGAATATCCAATTTTAG